ATGATGGAAACAGCACTGAAAATGATGAGTTCAGGATTAAGCGAAAAACAAAAGATACTGGCTGAGGGTAAAGCGCAGGGAATGACTGACTTAGAGGCTTGCAAGGCTGCTGGGTACACTGCGAAGACTCATAAATCTGCTTCCAATCAAGTCTCCAGGATGAGGGAGAATGAGGAGTTTTGTGAATATCTTGAGGAATTAAGAGAGAGAGCCACTAATAATGCGGTCAAATCAGCCCAGGAAGTGAAGGAACAACTCTCAGGGCTTATGGACCTAGCTGCGGCCAACGAGGATTTCTCAGGTTACACACAGCTTGCTAATCGATTGGCAAAGATGAGCGGCCACGATGAGCCAGAGAGACACAAACTAGAATTTGAGGTGAATATCGGTGGCAGTTCAGAAGGTTAGACTAAACATCACCCCACGTGATCCATTCCGTGAGTTCTTGATGAAGGACTACCGTTGGTATGTTGTTGTTGCACATCGCCGAGCCGGTAAGACAGTTGCGGCAATTCAGAAGATCTTCAAATGTGCATTCGAGGCGAAGCGACTTACACCACGCCCTCGATATGCTTACATTGCACCAACTCGATCCCAGGCTAAGGATATTGCGTGGGCTTACATGGTCGAGTACGCAAGTCAGATTCCCAATACTGACGTAAACATCGGCGAGCTGACTATCAAGCTGCCGAATGGGGCTGAGATCAAGCTATACTCTGGCGAGAATTATGAGCGCATGCGTGGTGTCTACTTCGATGGCGTGGTCTCGGATGAGGATGCCGATATTCCACCGGCGGCCTTCGAGTATGTAATTCTACCATGTCTTCTCGATTACCGAGGTTGGCATGTACGAATGGGCACTCCGAAAGGAAAGAATGCTTTCTACAAGGCTCTCACCGAAGGGCAACGCAATGATGAGGTGTTCACCGTGGTGGTTAAGGCATCACAGTCTGGTATTCTATCTGACTACGATCTTCGACAAATCAAAGACAAGATTGGCGCTGATGCGTACCAGCAAGAGATGGAGTGCGACTTCAATGTTGGAAGGCCTGGCGCAATCTACTCAGATGAACTCACTAAAGCGAATGTTGAGGGCCGGGTGTTGCCTATTCCTTACGATCCAGCATATCCAGTCTACACCACTTGGGACCTTGGCTCACCCCAAAACACGGTTGTTTGCTATTGGCAGCGGGTAGGTTTCCAGTATCGATTGATTGACTGTGACCATGATTTGAAGAACCCTGATGGAACCTCGATGAAGACAGGGCAACGTGTGGCTTATATGCTTGCGAAAGGCTACAGTTACGGAGCTCACCTGCTTCCGCATGATTCTCGAATAGTCCAGTATGACGCGATGAACATGCTGACAAAACTTCGTGATGCTGGTCTACCTAACGCGAAAGCGATACCAAAAGCGGATGCAGGAGCTGAAGAGAAGCGAGTTTTAACCATGCTCGATTTGTTCGCTTCGATCTACTTCAACTCCGACAAGTTAAGCGATGAAGCCGGAATGCTTGAGGCTATCGACAACTACCACCGAAAGGAAGACAAAAAAGCTGGATGGGTGACTAGTAAAATAGTTCATGATTGGTGCTCCCACTTCTGTGATGCCTTTGGGATGTTTGGCGAAGCTTTGAAGGCTGGGATGATTCCTAGCGGTGCAGACAAAGCGACTCCTGGGCCATCCATTAGGAAAGCTAATGTCAAAGTGGGGGGACTATAAGTATATCTAATTGACTGATGCACACAAATTAACGTATAAGAATCACATGGGATCACTATTCGCACCAAAACCGCAGGCTCAGCCAAAAGCGGCTCCAGTAGCAGCAGCGGCCAAAGCATCAAGCACAGATGTCGCTGATGCTAAAATGAGAAATGAAGAAGAACTTCGCCGCCGTCAAGGTTACGCATCCACTATTAAAGCTGGGGAGACCGGAATGGGTGGAGGATCAAACGTGCTAGGATAAGACAATGGGATCAAAATTTCCAGCAGTTCAACGTAATTATGACGCAAACATTCATAAAGTCACTGCATCTGACGTGCCACTAAGAAGAGGGAAATACGGCCATACCTCGCAACCTGCAGCGCAACCTGCAGCACAAGCAGCTCCACCTACTGCTTCGCCTATAGAGGAACAGCGCCGGCGCAGGAACGCAGGGGGCGCAAACGTATTAGGTTAAAAGAATGAACGCAAAAGAAGTAATCGATCGACTTGATCATCTCAAATCTGTTCGCCATCCTCACGAATACTTGTGGCAGGAGATCGGCGCTTTAGCGTCTGCGAAGTACTTGGACAACGTAGATTCTGGCGACTCTCGTGGTTTCATTCCTCATGCCGAGATCTACGATACCACGCTACGAGTCAAAGGTAGGATGCAAGCCAATGGCATCACATCCATGCTTTTCCCTCGTGACCGTGACTGGTTGCGTATCCTTCCACCGTGGGAGATGCGAAACAACAAGGCGGCTATCAAGATGTATCGGGAAGCTGGTGAAGCAGTTCTTCACTACCTGAGACAATCAAACTTCCACCACATCAACCATTCATGTATCCGTTCGCGTTCGTTCGATGGCACTGGCTCTATGCTAATGGAATGGATCGGCAACGATGACGGCACTGAAGGGTTCAACTTCCGCACCAATCGCACTATGCACTACTGGATTGATCAAGATTCGAAGTCCAGGGTGAACATCTTCGCCATGCAGTACGAGTGGACCGCTGAGAAGGCTGCCGGTGAGTGGGGCATCAACAATTTGTCATCCAAGCTTCAAGCTGAAGTCCGAGATCCAAAGATGGGCAACAAGAAGCACAAGTTCATCTTGATGATCAAGCGCCGTGAGGCATGGGAACGCGACGGCAGATCAGGCACTGATGCTATGCCATTCTCTCTCACTGTGGTTGAGGAGCGTGAAAAGCACATTGTCATTAATTCCGGCATGGAGACATTCGGTGTGGTTGCTTCTCGCTATGAGGTCCACGATTCACCTTGGGGTTACTCTCCAGCTTGGGAGATCCTACCTGATGCGTACAAGGCAAACTATGCAGCCAAATTCATGATGGTCATGGGTGAGCGTGCTGCAGTTCCTCCTGTAGTGGCTCCAGCATCGATGAAGGAAGAAGGTGTAGGTCTTGGTGCGGCCGAAGTCACTTACGTTTCCGACCTAGATCCCAACACCTGGCCGCGTGAGTTGTCATCTGCTTCCAATTATACCGTGGGAATGGACTTGCTCCGCAACCTCCGTGAGTCAATTGATGAAGCCTATCACGGCCATCTTTTCAACATGTTCACTCGTAGTGAACGAGAGATGACAGCTACTGAGGCCACGATGCGCCGAGGTGAATTGAATGCTCAGGTATCGCCTACAATCACAGCTTTGAACCAAGATCACACTGATCCAGTGGTCACATACGCATTCAATGAGCTCGCCAAGCGTAGAGTATTTGAACTGCCCGGGGAAGCATACCGCGAAGACGGTAGCATCAAGGTCCCTCAATTCGCTTACGACAACTCGATCAGTATGAACCATAAAGCTCAACAAGCTGTCGAGGCCATGACTTTAGTCCAGAACATGATCAACCTGCAAGGCGCAGGCGCTGACGTGGATGTGGTGAAGCTGGAAGAGACTGCACGCCGGATCTGGAGAGACTCAGGCCAGGATGAAGATGAGCTCATGACTGAGCAGGAGTATCAGCAGCAGGAAGAAGGCAAGCAGCAAGCGATAATGGAGCAGCAACAAGCGGCTCAGATGCAGGCGGCAGCGGGGGCGGCCAAGGATGTCGGTCAGTCTGGTATCATGCAACAACTCGGTTAATTTATGGCAGCACGAGCAATTAAAATGAGCGCAGATGATCGAGCAAAAGCTCGTCAGGCTGTGCTAGGGGAGAACGGTCAAGCGTTGATCGATATCATTACTGACGGTTTTCTGCTTCGAGACAGTGAGACACTGGAGGAAGCGCAAGCTAAGTCAGGAGTTGGAGAGGTCGTGAAGTTCATGCGAGCACTCCGAGAAGATTTAAATATCATTGAACAATACTCATGAGCACAGCATACAAAGTAAAAGAAGACGCTGATAGCATCCAGATCGTAAGGTCCAAGGATGACAAGGTGATGGCTAACGTCATCGATGGTGAATTGTTGACCACGGCTGCAGCATACAACCGGGCATCAATCTTGGATGAACTCAAGAAGGCCCATGAGGATTGGATTGTTGGCCGAGATGGAGTCGAAGAGGTCGTGGTTTCTCCTCAGACAGTGGCCGGCATCGATGCAGAGGACTTGATCGATGTCATTTCAGAACCAGAGGTCGAGGAAGTCGAGGTCGAGGAAGATGACGAGCTTACTCAGAACATCAAGACAATCATCGAAGCTGAGGGTGTGGAAGGTGTCGCGCGCTATGTGGCCCAGCTACTAGGCGAGAAGGAAGAGTCCAAGAAGGGCATCGATTTCTCAGAGGCTCCGGAGTGCGTTCCAGCATTGGGAGATCGCACGCCTGAATTTATGGAGTGGTTGAAAGAGAACCACCCGACTGAAGCAATCAATCGTTACGGATCACTTTAAGAAATATGGATACAGCACTAGATACAGCACCGGCAGCCGAAGAGGTTGCACAAGACACACAAGCACAAGCACCATCAAACGGTGATGCTGTTACTTGGGATAATTCGCCAGTAGCTCAGATCTTCAATCCAGATGGATCTCAGCGTGATGGCGCAGCAGATGCACTGAAAGAACTTGGTTACGAGTCAGAAGCCGGCACAGTCCTACGCAATGGAGTTGGGTTGTTTGATAGCTTCAAGCAGCATGCCGAAGTCCACAAAGCATTCAGAGAAAAGCAGGATGGATCAGTTCGAGTGCCTGGCGAGGAAGCCACGGATGACGAGCGATCCGAGTTCTTTGGTAAGTTGGGCGCGTTGACCAATGCCGAGGAGTACGCAAAGCTGCTATTCCCTGAAGATCTTCCAGAGGATTTCCAAAAGGATGAGAATTTGGCATCGTTTGTTTCTGAGTGGGCAGCTAAGAACCCAGTGAACACGCCGGAAGCATTGCAAGGTTTAGCTAAACAGTTCATCGAGCATCAGCAGTCTCAGGTCACTGCTTACGAGGAACAGGCTAAGGCTGATCATGATAAGCTTGTTGCTGACACCAAGAACCAGCTACGCACTGAACTAGGCGGTGACAAAGCCTTCCATGACTTCGCATCAGGTATCAAGGAATACTTGACGAGTGATGCAGCTAAATCAATGGGGTTTGCCTTCGAGCAGGGTGAGAATGGCCTTCAATCATCGAACCCGCTTCACACTCAGATGCTCAATGATCCTGCTTCACTCAAGATGTTGTCGGCTCTGAGCCAGAAGAATATGCCGGCGACTCTCCCAAGTGGTAGCGCTATGCCTGTTTCACCTCAAGAGCGGGCCCAGATGCGTCAGGAGATCATCGCGCGGAACCCCAACGGATGGCAGTCGAAAGCGGATTTCGAGGAGTATCAAGCACTTCAAGGTTAGTCATTAGGAAAACTAATTGACTCATTAGCACGTCTTATAGTATGAATAGCAGCATCAGGTTTCCTAATCATCGAGAGCCCGACTCGTTCGCTACCTCAGAGATGTGCAGCCCCAGATAGTAACTAGCTCGAATGAGCAAAATTAAAATCTAATTCAAAATAGAATATAATTATGAATAACAATGCACTCGCCTCACCTGAGATGTACCGTCCAGAGTTTGAGGATCGTTATATGGTCGAGTACCAGCAAACTATTAGTCGTGCTGAGGGACTCGTTGACAAATGCACAATCGGTGGTGATTTCCGGGAATTTCCGATCATGGCCAAGACTGATGCAACTCGCAAGATCACTTCTCGTTTTGAGGAGACAGCACCGAACACCGTGAGCTCAGGCAAGCGCCGCGTGGTTACTGATGCTTACGTGAACCCACTTATTTTTGACCGCAAGGACGAGATGAAGTTTGGCACTCTTGAGTCCCAGATTGGTCCAAGCATTCAGAACCAGCGTGCTGAAGCAGCTCGCAACATGGATGCCACGATTGTTGGTGTTGATGGTGAGATCGGTGGTCTTATTGGCCAGGCAATCCAAGTCGATGAACAAGGTGTGGTTTCCTACCCTGCATTCGATGATGTGAATCGTACCATTCCAGCTAACTACGCTTACGGCACAACCGGCGGCGCAAATACTGGTCTGACTTACGACAAGATCCTTCATCTCAAGACTAAGCTCGGCAAGTTGGCAGTCATCTCACAGGATGCTACCACCAACAACCCTGCAGCACTTGGTCTCTTGATCGGCTACTCTCAGATTGAGCAGCTTCTTCAAGATGATAACATCCGCAACCGTGACTACGCATCTGCCAAGCTTGAGCAGGTAGCTGAAGGAAAGATCGTTGATCTCCTTGGCTTCTCCATCAAGGCAATGGATGATGACGTGCTTCCGTTTGACGATGGAACCAATCTTCGTACTTGTGTGGCATTCGCTAAGAACGCTGCTAAGTTTGGTTACAACGAGACACCAAACCACATGCTTGACCGTCTCCCAACCAAGACGCACGCTATTCAGTCTGCGTTCTACTGGGATTGGGGCCTTGGCCGCATCATGGATGAAGGTGTTTGGAAGGTTCCATGTGAAGAATAAAACTTAACTAAGAAAGGATAAATATCATGGCTGAAATCAATTCAAAATTAGCAACTGAGGCGGAACGTCTCAACGGACAGCGCCCAGACTCCATCGAGGCTTGTGGTCGCGTTCGTTTCCTCAACGACACTGCAGTGTTTGACGGCGCAGTTACAGCAGGTGACTATGTTGATCTTCTCTCTCCTCTTCCAAAGGGTGCGCAGATCGATCCATCACGTTCCAAGGTTATCGCAAAGTCTGGTCTTTCCGGTGTTAGCGTTAGCGTAGGCACTGAGGGCGTAGACGCGAACATCGCTGGGACTACTGACGTTTCTTCAGCGGGTATCAATGACGGCCTTGCAGCCGATCTGATCCCAGTTGTAGCAGGCAATCCACGACTTAAGATCGAAGCTGGCACACCAGCGGCTGATGCTGAGGTTCGTGTGTCCATTGCTTACTACGTGCGCTAGACTTTTTGTTAAGGGCATAACACAGGGCGCGCGGATCTTCGGATTCGTGCGCCTTTATTCTTTAAACATCATGACTAAGACTGACATAGCAAATAGAGCTCTAAGCATTCTGACATCTGGCACGATCACTGACATAGGTGATACGCTTGATGAAAAAGCTCGCACCATCAACGCAATCTTCGACATTGCGGCGCGTGAAGTTATCCGTGAGCATCGCTGGAATTGCTGCATCAAGCGTGCTGAACTGACAGCAAATGATCCTGGCCCAACTAAGGTGGGGTACTTCGGCTACCAGAACTCATACACATTGCCTGCTGATTGCCTTCGGTTCTTAGACTTGAACGGCGAACCATACCGCCCAAAGGCGGAATTTATGGATATCAATGGGCGTGAACTGCTCACCAATGCCGGATCAGCACACATTCGTTACGTGGCCGACATGACTGCAGATGCTGATGTTCTTGTGTGGGATGTGTCGCTAGCTGCCGCGGTATCGGTAAAAATCGCCATGCTGGTCGGTAGACGCATTACAAAGGATGCTATGAGCTACGAGGATCTTTATCAGCTATACCAGCGTGAACTCGACACAGCTCGCCGTCTGGACGCAATGGAGCTCGGCAGCGGGGAGAATAGACCAATTGAGCGCATCATTGAGAACTCTCCACTTATCAATCATGGTCGAAGAGTTGGCCGCAATCTCAACCAGCTACTAGGTAGCGAAGTAGATCCAATCTAATATGAGCAAAGCAACACAGTTAGCCTTCAATGGTGGAGAGTTCACAGAGTTCATGGATGCTCGCGTGGATACAGCGAAGTATTCCAAAGGTTGCCGCACGCTGGAGAACATGAATGTTCTTCCATACGGTGCAGCCACTGCGAGACCAGGCACCAAGTTCGGCGGTGAGATCCACGATTCCACAAAGCCTACTCGGTTGATTCCATTTGTGTTCTCCGACACTACGACTTTCCATATCGAGTTTTCAAAGGATGCAATTAGATTCTGGAAGAATGGTGCATTGATCGAATCATCTCCTGGAGTTCCTTATGTTTTGGAACCATATAGTGACTTTTACGGTGATTTTTTAGTTGAATATTCAGATGTATGGTTGATGCAGTATGAACAGATAAATGATGTGATGTACTACACTGCACCGAATCAGTCATTGAAAAAACTAGTGCGTGAAGCTGATGATGTATGGAGAGTTGAAACTGAGGGATTTAATGCTGGTTTTTTTGAAAAATCCCCACCAATGGATTACACCAATACTGATATCGGCAAAACGGTTGAGCTTGGAGTGGGAGCAGATCTCCCATTCGGAAACAGAGTGACAATGACATCAAACAATTTCACTTTTGATGATTTATCGGATGCCGGCAATTTTATAGACAGCAATGAGGTTTTTGAGTTTGAGTGCGAACATGAGCCTGAAAAAAAACTGCAAGTATCCGCTGGGGTTAATTCGGAAGTTATTATTTTTACAGATGATTCATGGTCTCTAGTTACTGAGGGAACTGGGAATTTTTCCTTCAAGATTTCCACCTCAACCAATGGTGGATTCATGTACGATGAATATGCTAGTTATGACGTTAAGGGAACGATAAGAAATTACTCAGTTTCTGGGAGTGTTTCACGGCCTACATTAGTGAAAATCACGATAACTAGCGTAACTACAGTGGGAAGTTCGGCTATTTCTATTTCATCTTCATCTGCATACCAATTGGGAAGAGCTGAAGTTCAAGATTACGTTAGTCCGACAGAGGTTGAGGTCATCATGTATTTGCCGATACCTTCAAATTTGGTAAGCACTCAATTATTGAAATTTAGGCGGCAAGCCTTCAGGAAAGCCACAGGATTTGCAACAAGCGTGCTGCTTCACAAGAATCGGCTTTGCTTGGCGAAAAATGACATTCACCTTTCAGTTAGCGGTGATTACAGCAATTTCAATTCATCAGCTTTAGCAGATACAGCTTTTGTAATCCCATTAAGGAAGAGTGGATCTCCATTGGTGAAGTGGATGCAAGATCTTCGAGAGCTTCGCGTGGGTATGACATCTGATGAAGTCGTGGTGGCTCAAGAGAACGTGGCGGAAGGATTCAGCTACAAGAACTACTATGCTCGCTTTGATTCCTCCTATGGTTCTCTGCCGATCAAACCGGAGATTGTGAACGGTTCGCTACTATTCGTGACGAATGATGCTGAGACTTTGAGACATCAGATTATCACAGGTATTGAGAACTACTATGATGCCAACACTCTAACGACACTGGCTGATCACATCTTGCAATCTGGAGTGGTGCAGACTGGATTTCAGCGACAGCCGTACCCAACTTACTACGCAGTGCGCGAGGATGGACAATTGGCTGTCCTGCTTTACGAGGAAGCGCAGAATGTGCAGGCATGGTCCAGGCACGTCACTGATGGTATGTATAAGTCTGTTTCAGTTGTTCCGCGCCCACGTGGTGAGGATGAAGTGGCATACATTATCGAACGCGAGGTTGATGGCGTTACTAAGCAATATGTAGAGTTTAGGTTGCCTGACATGGCAAAGACGCTGCGTGATAATGTGTACTCAGATATGTGGTTTGTAGACTGCGGCATCGAGGTCGAGGGAAGTGCTTTGACCGCGGTGACAGGGCTCGATCACTTGGAAGGCAAAGAGGTTGCGGTGCTGGCTGATGGTATTGCACAGAACAATAAGACTGTGGTAGCTGGTGAGATCACCCTCGATGCTGCTGCTGACAAGGTTATCGTTGGTCTTCCTTACAACTACACTCTTGAGCCAATGATGCTGAACTCATCAGAGGTGATGGGTCAATCAAAGCAGATCGCAGCGGCCATCGTCTATCTATGGCGAAGCGGTGAGGGTTTGGTGTCGGTCAATGGTGGTGCTGATAGCAGGTTGAAGACTAGCACCGACTTCACAGGTGTAGGGCTTCACGATGGCACATCAGGCAAAATCAACGTGGATGCAGATTGGGCTCGTGAGACATCTATCACCTTGAAGGGATCATCGCCTTTGCCATTGAATGTTCAATCAATTACGCTAGAATTTGACATCGGACGAAAATGAAGATTCAGCACTACAGTTACTCAGATGATCCAGCAGACATCGCCATCTACAAGGTGGTGAAGTCTTGGTCGCCAGATACGTTCCCTCAGCCAGAACTACTCCCAAAGATGGGAGTGATTGTTATGGATGACGATGGGACTCCTCTGGTGTACCTGTGTGCTGACATGAGCAACTCAGTGCCGCGAGCATTCATTGATCACCTTCAGACTAATCCGGCGGCTTCGATCCATCGCAGGTACAAAGCAACAATACTTGCTGATCAGTTCCTGTGTGATCGCTTAAAGCATTATGGTTATCTGATGGTGTACTCGATCAGCAGAGTGAACCAAGTCTCATCATTATCACGCACCCTGGGTTATGAGACCTATGGTGAGAAAATCAACTTCTTCCAGAAAACACTATAGATTATGGCAGTTCCAATGTTACTTCCTATCCTGTCAGTTGGTGCGACTGTGGCCGGCACTGGCATGCAGATGTACGCAGCAAAGCAGCAAGCGGCCGATCAGCAAGCGGCGGCTGAGTACAATGCAGAGCAAGCACGCAAGGCAAAAGCTGTAGCGGCTGAAGACCAGCGAGAGAACGCACTGAGGAAGCAATCGAACTACTCAAAGAAGTTGGCCGATATGCGAGCCCGCATGTTTGAGAAGTCTCAGACCATCGAGGGTGGTGATTTAGATTTCCTCAATGAAGCTGTGGGCAACGTTCAACTCGACATCATGGATGACGATGTGAAGTTTCAACGTCAGCAAGCACAGTACGAGAACGCAGCATTCCGTAGCGACTTCCAAGCACAGCAAGCCAAACAAGCTGGAGGGTTTAACATGATCTCTACGGCCATCGGTGGTGTCGCTGATATAGCTGGCGCTGGCATGAACTCAGGACTTTTCTCAAAACCTAAATACTCAACTACAGCAGTATCATAATGGATAAGCCACTTTTCAACGCACCAATTCCAATCCAGCAAGCAAGCGGATCTTCTCCGGTGGCTACGGCTATCGGCAATTTAGGGTCCTCAGTTAAGAAGGTAGGGAGAATCACAGCCCAGCTTCAGCAGGAGAAAGAGCGCCAGATCTTGGCTGATGCTGAGCTCAAGATGAAGCAATCAACATTTGATCTGCAAGATCGATTGTCTAAAGAGTACGACCCATCCAAGCATGGTGAGATCGCTCGTGAGCACTTCGACAATCTTCAAGCTCAGATCCTAGGTAATGAGCAACTAACGCCAGGGTTCCAGAATGATCTAGGTGATCGACTCAAGATATTCACTGAGTCAAAGCTGATGAGCATCGAGTCAGATGCCAAGCTTCAGCAGGTGGATAACGGCAGAAAGCTTCAGGTGGCGCGCATTGAGATGTACCAGAAGGAGGGTGACTTCGATGGTGCAAAGGCTCTTCTCGATGAAGGTGTGGGCGTGTACTGGGGGAAGGAGCACGCTGAAGCCGGCAAGATGAAGCTTAAGACTGCTGAGAAAACTGCCGAGCTCAGCCTGATGGTGAACGAAGAACCACATGAGGCAATCAAGGCACTATCGGCTAAGGATGAAGAGGGCAATTATACCTATGGCGGTATCTCTCCAGATCAGCGCAGGATTGCTTTGAATAAGTCACGTACAGCAATCAATCAGTACAGGAAGGCTGAGATCGATGATTGGGAGACCAAGATCGACAACGGCCTAGCGAATCCTCAAGCAATCGAGGACTTCGAGAGTGATTACATGACCAAGGCTGACAAGCAAAAGCTGATCAGGAGTATGACTCAGAATCGCATGCCGTCTACTGATGAGATCGAGAAAGGAATGGATTTGATCGAGGACTATATTGATTTCTCTAAATCTGCCGCAAGCGATGCGGAAAAGCATAAGGTGTTTATGGATTTGGATCTTAGGCTCAAGTCAATGTATCCTTCAGGAACTCAGAACCATCTGCGTGAGAGGCTGGATCTTCATAATCCGACAAAACAAGCGTCAACTCAGCGTGCCCGGGTGAATGATAAGGCTCAGACTCGAGTGAGTCATTCTCTCAAGAGTGGAATGCTTGGTGATCCTGAGTCGCTTGATGCTAAGGAACGAGCAAGGAAAGCTCGAGAAGCTATCTATGATCTTTCTAGGGAAAATCCAGACTTCACTGAAGCGGATGTCGATAAGGTACTTAATGGATTTATTGGTGTACGAAACGATAGAGAATCGCTATCATTCACGCCGAATCCGAAACTTAAAGCCGATCCAAACAATCGGACAAGTAAAGTTAGGAACACAAGAAACCGATTTGACCGATTAGGGGAGCAGTATGGCAACGCAAGCAGAAGATAACATCTACAAGGACTTTGACTCACTAGAGGCGAACAAGAAAGCGCAGCAAGATCAAATCCCATTTACTGGGAATGTCCAGAACTGGGGTGATGAGGATTGGTCAACCTACATGACCAAAGCAAGCCCGGTGGATGTGGATCGCATGGCGCAGCAGTTTGCTGAGTTTGAGGCTCTCGAGCAGAACCCGGCCATGAAAGAAAACTATGGTCGGTGGGCATCCATGTATAAAACTCGAATGGATGAAGAGGGGTTTCAGCCGTTGCAATTTCTCGAGCGTCAGACTGAACGTGAACAAGCTAACGAAGCGTACAAGGCTCGACTTGATTCAGCGCCGGAGATGATTGGCATCTTGAATGGATCTGATGAACGTGTAAAACAGATGAACCCTGAGACAAGGGACCAAGCTGTCATCGGACATTTCCTATTGCAGAACACATCTTACACTGAGGATGAGCTAGATTCGCAATACTCTCAGATTGTGACTGAGTATGGCCGTGACGTTTTGGGTCTCGATGGTGAAGTCGATAACGCAAGATTCAAATCTGCTGCTATTCAATCATTGCAGGGTGATCTTGACGTTGAAGCTCGCCGTGATGAGTTGAGCCAGGAGGTGTTCAGTCAGTTGGTGTCTGGAGGTCGTGTGCGTGATATGGTTGATCTTAGCGATGACGACAATCGACAGGCACGCCAGTACGAGCAGTTTTATCTTTCCAACTTCAGAAACCAGATTCCAATCGCTCGTGATGTTGCAGAAACGATCAAGGCAATTGAGGTCGATGGCGATGATTCTGAGGAGAATCAGAGAAGAGTTAAGCAGTTGATGATCAAAATGGGCAATATGTCTGGTGATGATCTTGATAAGACTGTCTACCTTCTCAGTAAGGTGGCAGAGTTGGAAGGTGAGCACGTGGATGGATTCTTCACTAAAACTGGGAAATCATTCACACGTGGTGTTGATCGTCTTGGCGCAAACCTAGGGCAAGCGGCCCAGCTTATCAGCAATGAGATTGATGCTATTATTGGCAGTGATGAATACTCAGCAGATAGAATCCAGAGGGGATTCGATGAGGCTAAGGCAAGGGTTGAGGCTGGAGAGTCTTTGAAGGTAGGTCAGCTTGGTGGGTTTGTGCAGCGCATCATGGAGCGAGATGGCAAAGTGGCAATGGATGAGGTGACTCTTGATGATCTTGTAAAATATGATGATGAGATCAGCGCAGAGGGTAATATGCATGAGGTGCGCCGGAGGTTCATTGATGCTAGAGATTCTATTTCTAAAGTGGAAGCTGACCTAGATGGCAAGTGGGATAATTTTATTGGCCGTGGTGTCAATGATCTCGAGCAGATGGTGTATGACGTGTCAGGCAGTCTACCGCATACATTCTTGGCTGGATCTAAAAAGTTCGCACCTTTGGCTGCTATGGCTTACATGGGTGAGGATTACCAGAATCTAAGGGATGAAGGTTTGACTCATGATCAGGCATTTAGGGTGTCTAGGTCAGCGGCACCAGCTAAGGCGTTGCTTGAGCGCATTGGTTTCAAAGCTGTCACAGGTAGATTTAAGCCACTCGAAAAGGTAATGAATGCTGTGTCAGGTAAGATCACAAACAAGGTTGTTCGTGGTGTTGGCAAGTTTGGCGGTCGAGTTGGTGCTGAGTACGTTCAAGAGCGACTGCAAGACAGCATGGACGAGTACACTCAAGCATTGATTCAATGGCTTGGCGACTCTGACATGGATGATGTTAGCAAGGCGAGAGCTGAGGCTATGGTCACTGCTGATCCTGGCACATGGTGGGACAAGCGCACATTCTTGGCTTCACTTGGATTTGGTGCGTTGGGCGCAGGCGGGGGCAAATTGGCTGATGTTCTGTCTTCTAGGATTGAAGCAGGGATCATGCGCTCAGATCGCAAGAAGTCATTCAGTCAAGAAGATGCATCGACTGTTGAGGCTGTGATGAAGTCGAAAGACGCTATGCGGGCTATGGGCCACAAGGAAGACACAGCGCAGAAGGTTTCCGAATTGGCTAATGGTGGCAACATGGAAGGCGCTACGAAAGAATTTGAGAAGGCTGAGAAAAGTCTCAAGCCAGATGAAGTTCGCAAGAATGTTGCTGATGCGGCTAATGATGGATCAATGGAGCGTGCAGAGGTGGACATGAGAATGTCTGATCCAGTGGCCATCGAGCAGAATGAGAATTTCAAGAAAGCTGGTCTACCGTATGTGGTGGCCCCAGAGAATGAAGGTGACTACTACGAGATCCGACAAGAAGGCGAGGCGACAAAGTACGTAGACAAGGAGAACTTGCCAGAAGCATTGCTTGAGTCTGAGAGAGCATCAGAAAGTGATGACTACGGCCTACGCACCGAAAGGGTTCAACGCATGGTGGATTTCCTTCAGAAGAACATGGAAGGCGTGGAAGCTAACATCAACGATGAGGTTCTTTTATTCTTCGATGAGTACCAAGATGGGATCATCAACTATGACCAGATGATGGACCGCGTGAATGCCTATGAGCGTGCGAATGGTCTTGAAGTTACTGATCGATCAGATGTGGCCGTGGGTGAAGCTCGTGGTCGTGACTTCACCGTGCCAGGGCGCAACACAGTGCGTGAGTCTGACATGAAGATCGTCATGGATCTATTTCAAGGGGCTGATGCCCACACAGTCATCGAGGAAGGTGCTGAAGGGTATGTGAAGCGATTGATCAAGCAAGGGGTGATCACTGAGCAATTCCTTCGAGACAAGATGTTTGAGTATCAGGAGATGGCCGGCGATAACGTCATCGATGAGAACTCAAGTGATGGTCAAGTGTTGGAATACTTCTCAGATTTGGCCCAAGCTTATATCATGGGAGATGTTGGCAATGAGTCAGTACCTAGTGGGTTGAAGCAGATTCTTGCTGTGATCCTGCAGCGATTCCAGAACTTGATGAAGATGGCGGCTGACATGCTTCGCCTGAAGAACGAAGGTGCGCTTGATAGCGAGTTGGAAGAACTACTAGCTTTATCCGTAGGATTGCGCCCAGGCCAGCGATATGAAGCCGAGAGCATCAAAGCTGATAAGGAAGTCGATCAAGTGGTGGAAGAGGGTCTGACGGCTGAAGAGAAGGCGGCAATGGATCGAGCACGCGCCGAGGCTGAGTCTGGTGCAGAGGACTTTGACTTCTCTATTGCTCCACAATCTTCAGATGGGCGCATCAAGCCGATGTCTGAGACAGTGAACATCAACACTACTGACGGTCGAGTTCTCACTGGCCCTACCAACTTCTCCATCACGGCATTCCATGGGACACCTCACAAGGTGGACAAGTTCAGCACCGACAAGATCAATACAGGTGAGGGCGCACAAGTGTATGGATGGGGTTTATATTTTGCCGAGGGTCGAAAGGTTGCTGAGTGGTATAGGGATCAGTTGAGTTCTAGATATTCTGGGGTTAAATATAAAGGCTCTCATGTTTCAGAAAGTAGACTAGGGTTTAATAACGCTCTGATTGAGGCACTTACAAATGCTGATGGGGATGGGGAAAAAGCGAAGGAGTACTTAAATAGAAAAATTGACCAAGTAAATGAACGTCTCGCTTTCACCTTCAAGCAGAAGCGAGAAGGCTTCCCACCTTCTTACAGTGAAGATTCATTAAAGGATAAAAAGTTTCAATATGATCAAGCATTAACTCAAATATCAAAAATAGGTTTTTGGGATCTCACAAATGATATTCACACTGGGAATCTTTACCAAGTTGCACTCGATGTTGATACATCAGACTTGATCCAATGGGATGAGG